GGCGGTTGCGCAAGGTGGTGCGCGCTTACAGCGGGACACGATGGAGTTACCTGGAAACGGCGCTATCGTACAGTGGTAGCATGCGCCGTAGGTATCTCGAAGCAGAACGCTCTCTGAGGTTTGATGGTCCTGTGAACAGTGAGGACTGCAGGCTGAGGGCGTTTCTGAAAGCTGAGAAGCTTGCACCAGGCAAGGATCCCAAGCCCAGGATGATCTTTCCCAGATCACCTAGGTACAACCTTGCCTTGGCTTCTTGGCTTAAGCCTTTCGAACACTGGTTGTGGGGTTACCTCACGTTCGATAGGGTTTTCGGGGGCCGCGGGGTTCGTAGAAATCCCACCAGGGTTGTGGCCAAGGGACTCAATCCCAGGCGGCGGGCAAATTTGATCAAACGCAAGTTTGATCGTTTCCGTTCTTGCGTTGTGTTTGAGGTTGATGGCAAGGCTTTCGAGGCCCATGTCACTCAAGCGCAGATTCAGGGGGAGCACTCGGTGTACCTGTCCGCTTATAACCAGGACAGGGATTTGCACTCTTTGCTTCGACGCCAGGTTTTCTCTGGCTCGACACAAGGTGGTACAAAGTTTTCGCGACCGGGAGGTAGGGCGAGCGGTGATTTCAACACTGGCATGGGGAACTCTCTCATCATGCTAGCCGTTTGCGGCGGAGTGTTGCAATCACACGGCTGCGAGTTTGACATGCTCGTAGACGGTGACAATGCGCTCGTCTTCCTCGAGAGGGAATCTCTCAGTCGCGTCTCTTCAACTTTGTTCGACTCTGTGCTTTCTGACTCTGGGCATGAGATGACACTAGAAAAGCCAGTGTCATACCTTGAGGGCGTCCGTTTTGGGCGTTCTGCCCCTGTATATCTTGGCCATGGTTTGGGCTGGACCATGGTCAGGGACTACAGGGCGGTGCTTTAAGGTGCCTATGCTTCCCATAGGTGGTTGAACGAGCCACGCTTCGGTTTGGCTTGGGTTGCTGGGGTGGCTCAGTGTGAACTGAGTTTGGCAGTTGGGCTGCCAGTTCTCCAGCAATCGGCACTCAAGGTCCTCAGTGCGACGGAAGAAGCTTTGGTCGGATTACGCGCCAAGCAGGAACAGACGCTTGAGAGAGCGTTGACTGACTACATTGTGGTTGGTGCCCGTCGTTTGGGTCGTGAGTCGGCGCGTCCGGTTCGGTTGGAGTGCCGAATTAGCTTCGAGAAAGCCTTTGGTCTGTCACCAGAGGAGCAGTTGGTCATGG